TTATGCCACGTCGATCCACTCGGCGCCCCGGCTGTCACGGTAGAGCGCGGTCATCGCTGCCGACTTGTGGCCGAGCAGCAATTGCGGATCTCGGCCCTCAGCTGCGTGCAGGCGTGCCGCCAGCGAACGCATCTCGTGGAAGGTCGGCGGGCTCTCTCCGAACTCTATGCCGGCCTTCTTTCCGGCGCGGTCGCGGGCTGCTGCAAACGCGCTGGTCAATGTGTCAAGCATGATCGGCATCCCCGGCGTCGCGCGACTCACGGTGCGGCTGTGATGCACGAGATGCTTGGACACTACCGCATCTCGGCAGGCTTTAACCACCTCGCCCAACTCAAGACCCAGCGATTCCAGACGCAGCTTCGTGCTGATTCGCAGGCGTGCGCCGGTCTTCGCCTGGATGATGTGCAGATGGTCGTCGTACACGTCCTTGAACAGCATCGCCGCGATATCGTCACGCCGCTGGCCGGTCAGTACCGCAAGCTCCATCGCTCGTTTCAACCAAGGCTGCTTGGCCTCGGCGTAGATAGCCTTCCATTGATCCAGGGTCAGCCGTTCGCGCTTGACCTTCACCTTTGCGGCCCGCGTCACTTCGACCGGGTTGTCCTTCCGCCATCCAGCCGCTATCGCCTCGCGCATCAGGTCGCTCAGCAGTGACCGCATGGCCTTAGCCATCTGCGCCTTGCCTTCATCCGTGAAGGTCTTCAGGTAGGCGGCAATCTCAAACGTCCCGATGCTTTCCGTGTCAAGGTGCCCAAGCGCCTCGCTCAACCGATTGAGCCTCATGCGCACCGTTTCCTTGCTGCGGTCAGATACATCTCGCTCGGCGTAGAGTTTGCGGTACTCGTCGATCCATTCCGAGAACCTGCGGACCGGTGCGGCTGCTATTCGCTCAACCAGTGCCGGCTGCATCTTCGCGCCTGCATGATTGGCGTGCACAGCCTCCCGCACGGCCTGCGCCTTGTCTGAGCCAAGCCCGTACCACTTTCCTGACAGCGGGTCTCGGTAGCTGTAATAGGTGACGCCGTTCCTGCTATCCGTCTTGCGGTACAGGTTCGGCGGCAGGTCTTTCGATCCGGTTTTACGCGGCCTTGGCGCCATGTCGATCCCTCGCGATGCGCCCGGCAAGCGTGCCTGGCTCGATGTACTGTGCGTCTGGCTCAACATAATAGCTTCGCCCGTGCTTCACCGGGGCGGGGAAAATCTTCGCCTCCCGCGCCCAACGCCGCAGCGTGTTGAGCGTCGGCACCGGATCGAAGTTGGCTTCCGCCCATTTCTCAAGGCTTAATTTCATCCCTCACCCCTCCAATTCCCGGCAGCCGCAGTAACTGCAACGCTTGCCGAGGACATTCTTCACGCACACGTTCGTGCGCTCGCCTTCTTCCTCTATCCAGACTTCCATGCGGATTCGCTGCATGTCCGATCTGGCGAGGATTTCAAACTGGCGTTTCTGCTCCTGCTCCGGCAGGCGCTTGAATGATTGCCAAAGGCTCATGCTCACCCCCTCACCGTTACGCCGGCTGCTTCGATGGCGTCGATCGCCTCGCCGCGCATGTCGTTCCAGCCGCCCTCATAGCTCGCGTATGGCGGCGCCTTCATCGGTTGCGGCATCTGCACGACCAGCTCCCGCCGCGACGCCAGCCACACATTGCGCATCTGGTCCTTCACGTCCTCGAAGCATTCGCGCCAGAGCTGCTTGTCCCACCACGCCTCGAACTCTGCTATCGCCTTGTCTGTGTGCTGCATGTCTATCTCCTGCTGCGGCTATACCGCCATTTCAAGTTGTGTCTCGCGCTGCCAGACGGCGGCACTGTTGTGCGCTTCGATGCGGGCCGCAATGACCTCGGCGCGCTGTCCTGCTGTGGGTGGGACGTACATGCCGAAGCGTCCGACGCTGCCGCCGTTCACTGCTGCGTTGGTTGAGTCTGCGGAGGCGAATGGGAGGCGAGAGAAGATTGCAGGGTCAAGCATGCGGAGCCCGTGAAGCCGGCACGCCGGCCGTCCCCGGTCGTCGCATATGGCGTTCATGGCATCGCCGATCCGCTTCCACCATGAGTCTGTGCCAGGGCTTGCCCACTGGCCGGAACTGCCGAAAGCTACTGTTCGCCACTCGCTAGCCAATCGCTGCAGCCGCTCGATCGATTCGTGCAAATGCCAAACTGGGACGCCGGCTAGGTGCTCCGGCCAAGCCTCGAGCAGCTTGTCGTTTGCATCCTCGTCGCCATCAATCACGTCAGGGATCAGTGCCCAGTCGAAGCCGGGGTGGCGATGCCAGTCGTCAACCCAGCGCAGATAACCCTCTACGTCGAGCTGGCCTCCCTGCTTCCATACCGTGAAGGCACCGTTATCGAACACGAAGGACTGGCACACGTCAGCAACAATCCCCATGTCATCGCGGCGCGGGAATGGGACAAGCGCGTGCCGGCCAGCTAGGAAGCGTGCGCCATCCTGCCTATTACCGCCTACGGGGGTTCCGTGGTAATGGATCATGCAAAGGCCCTCCGCTGAAACAGCAGCCACGACCACACGCAGCCGCCGATTACCTTCGCTACAAACTGGCCGATCACGATGTGTGGCATCAGCGCGCCGAACGCAATCAGCGGGAAGATCGTGGAGTCGATGGCTGCGGCAACGGCATTGCTTGCGTTCGACTTGACGGGCCAAGGCTTGCGCATGAGCGCCTGGTACACGGCGCCGTCTCCCAGCGCTGCGAGGACGAACGAAACACTAGAGGCGATCGCGATGGTTCCGCCGGCTGGGTTGATGATGTAGCTGATAGCGCCTGCAATGACTGCCAGGGCGGTAACGCGCAACAGCCCGATGCGCTCGTGCAGCTGATCCCGCAGGACGAAATCCAGACCGATTAGCAGGAAAGAGTTAACGATCGACCACCATGGGCCAAAGACAAAGACGAGAAAGTTCGCCGCGCATAGGGCTGCTACGTACAAAGCTGCAACCATAACTTCTCCTCCCCGCCGACTCTCGCCGGCAGGCTGTGTGTTTGGGTGGGGTTAGGGGGTTAAATGTCGCGGTCTGCTGCGCGGTTGCGTCGGATGTAACGGAGGCGCTCAGCGCGCCGAGTGCGCTTGTGTAGCAGGCACAGCAGCGGAAATGACAGCGGACTGGTCAGTAGCAGCACTAGGCCGAGCACGATGCCAAGTAGCGCCTTGCCAATTCGCCACATAACGTCGGCAAGCTCTGATCCAATGTAACGCCAGTTTGGCTCACCAAAAGCGCGCAGCCATCCAAGGAAGACCAGCTTGGCAATCCATCGATAATCTGGCTCGAACGTCTTCTTCGTGTCCCATTTACGGCCCATTCACGCCTCCTTCGCAGCCATGGCGGCCGGCGCATCGGGATATGTCGTAGGGCAGCGTCTTCATTGGTCCTTCTCCTTGATTGTGGCCAGCGGCAGCCAGCTCATTGCCAGCGGCTCGTCGTAGCTGACGCCCATCATCTCGGGCCATTTGCGCGGCTCGCCGGGCTGGATAACGCCCTGGTCGTGTGCGCGATCCCATGCCAGCCGATGCCGGATGACCTGATACAGGTCCCACGCAACGCCATCATCTCGGCGCTTCGTGACTTCAGGCATCAGTGTGTTCGCCAAGCGCTGTATCTCGTGCCGCGTGGCGTGGACCCGCTCCCAGTCGCGCCGGTCGTAGAAGCCCGGCAGCCGCTCAATGGCGTGGTCGATCTGGCCGATCTTGATCCGCGCCAGTAGCTCGCAGGCCTCTTGCAGCTCTGCTGCCTGGCTCTCGGTTACGGTGATGGTGTAGGTGCGATCAGTCACGGGGCGATCCTCCGAAGAGGCTCACGCGGAGCAATGCGGGGCTCGACATCAATGAAGCCAGAGCCTCGGAAGTCGCCATCGGTAGCGCGGGCCATGTCCACCTCAAGGCGCGCCGTGGCATTCACTTCAGCCGCGACCTGGGCTATAGCCTTCGCTTGTTCAATCGAGTAAGTGCCGGCCAGCACGCCCTCCATCGTCTTGCCGAGGATGGCGCGCAGATCACTGAGGTTGTTCATTGTGCTGCTCCAGTTTGTTGAGCTTCCGCTTGAACCAGCCGAGCGTTATGGCGGCCTGGCGATATTCTGGCGGATAGCGGTCGATTGAGTTGCGGCGCATGTTCTCCGCGCGGGTGACCAGCTCGAGGTTGTCGATTGAGATGTTGGCGGGGGTGCGATCCTTGAAGACGAGGAAATGCCCAGCCGGCACGGCGCCGTTGTGCTCTTCCCACAACATCACGTGGACCGGGCGCCAGTCAGTGCGCTTGTTGCCGGTGTCCGCCACCTTGCGGTAGAGGATGCCGCCCTTGTCGGTGCGCTCCGCTCCGATGGGGCGCCAGGTGTTCGATGGTCGGTGACCCAGCTTGAACTGCGTGTCCTTGGCCCGGCCTCCTGCCTGCCATCCTTTGCGGCCAGAGTTCCATGTCTGGTGGCCAGGCTTGAACCTGCCGCAGCCTGTGATTTCCTTGAACTCATCCGGTCGCGTCAGTCCGAGTTTCGACACGCGATTGTGAATCGAGCCAGTGCCGCGCCCCATCAAGGCTGCTATCTCGGTGATTGGCTTGGTGGCATACAGTTCTGCCAGTGTTGCGTCCTCTGCCGGCGTCCAGTGCCGGTATTCCGTGCGCCTCCTGCCGGCCAGCGGGCTCATTTCTTCCGTCTCCCGTGCGTTGTGGCCGTCCAGCCGGCGCTAGATACCTGGTTGCCGTGGTCAGCTATCAGGCTGTCGATCAGGGCGCCCATGTAGGCGACTAGGCCAGTGACTGTTTCGCCGCGGGCCATCGCGCTGTGCGTGTGCTTCTCGCCGTTGGGCAGCACGAACCACGCGCTGGCGTTCCAGTCCGAAGGGCGCCGGGGCTCAGTGCCGCGAACCACTGGCCGCGACACTCGGTTGTCGATTGAATAGAGCGTCACGATGCAGCTCATGGCGTGATCCCGTCCTCTGCCATGATCCGGCGCACTGATCGCTCAGCTATGCCGATGCGCTCGGCGATGATCCGCGGCGAGACGCCAATCTTCAGCATGGCGCTGATGCGTTCTGAGCTGCGCTGGCGTTCGCGGGATCGCTGCTCAACCAGCTTTGAGCGGGCCTTGTCCTTGTCGGCCTGCTTCTTCTCCGGGCAGCTGATGCGATACGGCACGCGCTTGTCGTCGGTGCGGATCGGCAGAGTTTGTACGGGGCCGTTCGTGGCCTCCCATACCGCCACCTTGGCGGCCAGGTCTAATTGCGCGCGCAGCAGTTCGCCCTGCGCTATGGCATGGTTGTCTATGAGCATTGGGATGTACCGGGGAGGAGGGCGCGCTGGGCGCCCTAAGGTGGCCTCTAGAAGGGAATATCGTCGTCGAAGCTGTCGTAGTCAGGCGCCGGTTGCTGGCGTGCGGCTGGCTGCTGCGGCTGAGCTGCTTGGCGTTGTGCTGCTTGCGCTGGAGGCTGGTTCTGCCCGTTCTGCTGCGGCGCGCTTCCCGCGAATTCGATGTTTGATACGCGCCCGGTCAGCTTGTGGCCCTGCGTGCCGTCATTCTTCTGGAAGGTTTCGATGTGCACGTCATCGACCGTCACGCTCAGCTGTTGGCCTTTAAGGAGGTAAGGCGCCAGAGCTTCGGCTCGCTCACCCCAAAGCGCCGCGTCTACCCACTGAGACGGGCGCTTGCCGTTCTCCTTCTTCCCGTAATCGAACGCCAGCGCCAGAGTGGCTACAGGCTTTCCAGCCTGCGTGAATCGAACTTCCGCGTCGCGGCCCAGGCGGGCCAGTCCAAATAGCTGTGCCATATCGGCTCCTTGGTTGTTGGGTTAGGCGGCAATGCCCATGACCCGATTCATGCGCTCTTCGAGCAGTTCGTAGAAGGTGGAGACGCGCTCGCTGATCTTGCGAATCAACGCCTCGTCGCGGTATGCGCGCTTGACGAAGAGGGGCATGCCCGGCCAGTAGGAAACGAAGTCGATCCATTCCCGATCCGATACCCATAGGCCGCCCTGGCACTGCGCGACGTGCTCCTTCGGTATCTCGCCGGCCAGGATGACGCCGACCTGAAACTTCGGCAGCTTGGTCTTGATCTCGGTGAGGCCGTTGGCGCCGACTAGCGAGTCCGGCGAGTAGCCGATGCCGTGATTCAGGATGATGGCCACCTGTTCCGTGGCGACCTCTTCACGCGACTCGTACAAGCCGCGGGCGACTGCTTCCAGCTCATGCCCGCGCTCGGTGTGTCGGTTACCGCTGAACGGGTCTGCGGCCTCGCCAGTGATCCGCTCGCCAATCAGCGTATCCATGTAGGTGAAGGCAGCCGCACCGAAGCCCTCTTGGCCTTTGCCGTTGACCAGCAGGCAGTCCAGCTCGGAGCAGGTCACGATACCCAGGCGCAGGGCCAGCCAATCGGCCGACCCTTGCTCGACTTCACGGATTATCTGCATTGCCAGACTCCTTGGCCTTGTTGGCCGACTTGGTTAGCGCTGCCAGCACCTTATCGAACTCAGCCTTGGCCACGCTTTCCGGCGTGCCGTGCATGCCTTCGAATGCTGTCTTGGCCTTGTCGCTGCACTTCTCCAGCAGCGCGCGCAGCTGTGCGGCCTGCGGCGCGGTCACTGTTGCCGTCGGTGCCGCTGCATAGCCGTCGTCGTCTTCGCCGCGGGTTGTGATGTTCAGCATGGCGCACATCACGTAGCGCTTGCCGTAGCTGACCGACGAGGCAACTGCCTGGACGGCGTTCTTGCTGCCGCTGGTATCGCTCGGCAGCAGCATCGTCGTCTGCTCGCGGTGGCCGGCGCGGTGCATCAGAATCCCGGTGACGTTGATCCCGCCCGGGTGATGCTCAACCTTGAAGGAGATCGCGAAGCCGTAACGCTGCATGATCGGCTTCATCACGTCGTTGATGTCCTCGAGCGTGGCGTAGCGGATGGAGCCGTGACCCTTGCCGCGCTCGGCGATGCTCGGGATCTCGCACTGCATCTCTGCCATCGCCGCGCTGAACTCCGCCTCGGCGTTACGCGCCTGCATCCGCTCGTGCATGGCCATCAGGCGCTCCATCTTCTCGATGTCGCACTGAGGGTCTGCGGCGGCGCGCTGGATGACCTGAAGGATGGTTGTCGATTCCGTCGCCTGGACGATTGCGGCTGATTCATGCCGCTGTGCAATTGCTGTGTTCATGGCTGCCTCAGTAGGTAATCGACACGCTGGGCACTTCGCCTTTGCGGATCATGTTGATGATGGCCTTGGCCTGTTCCTCGGTGATGCCTGCGCTCATGAATGCCTCTTTGATGGAGGTCAGCACTGCAGTCTTGTGCGCAATGTCCGCCTCGCGGGCCTTTGCTTCGGCTTCGATTCTGGCTTGCTCGTCGGCTTGGCGCTGGCGTTCGGCCGCTGCTGCACGCTCGGCGCGGGCTTCGGCGTCACGCTCGGCCTGCTCGGCGCGCTGCTGGGCTTCAACGCGCTCACGCTCGGCGCGCTCGGCGGCCAGCTTCAGTTCCAGTTCGCGGCGTTCGGCGGCTGCCTTGGCCTCGGCTTCGCGGCGGACGGCGGCTTCGCGTTCGGCCTGTGCGCGCTGCTCGGCTTCGCGCTGGGCTTGCTCGGCGGCTTCCCGGGCGATGCGCTCCTCGCGCTCATTCTGCTCGCGCTGGGCGGCTTCGGCGCGGAGTCGTTCGAGTTCGGCCTGTTCGGCTTCATATGCTTGCCGCTTGGTCAGTGCCAGCTGCAGGGTGGTGAGCGTGGCAGCCTTGACGCGATGCGCTTCGGCTTCGAACTCTTCCCAATCCGGGCCTACCTCGACTGCCTCTGCCTCGGCGATGCGGGCCTGAATATCCGCGGCTGAAAGCTCGGCCACCTGGTCGTCACGGTTGCGGAGCCAGTCAATTCGGTCAGTGTGACGCGCCACCCGGTCCGCCTCGGCCTGCTCCCAGGCATTCAGCGGCGCGCGGACTTCATCCTTCCAGGCGTCCAGCGTGTCGCGCATCCGCTTGCGCTCGGCGTCGATCTTCTTCGGGATTTCCTTCAGCTCGGCAACCAGATCCTTGCCGACGTTGTCGAGCGCCGTCTTGGATCGGGCTACCTTGTGGGCAATCGATGCGATGGCGTCGCGGCCTTTCTTCGTCGACACGTCCGGCACGAAGGCGTCGATCTCGGCGCGAATCTGCTGCAGGTACGGGTCAAGCCCGTTCGCAGCCTGGAAGACCTGAAGGGCGGTTTCTTTCGGCGGCACGATGGCCAGTTGGGTTTCTGTAGACACATGGGCTCCCTGGCCGCGTCTCGCGCAGCCTGTCAGTAGGTTGGGTTATCCGAAAAGTTTGTAGATCGCCGCCTCGCCAGCCAGGCCGATCAGCAGCACGCCAGCCAGCACGCCGAACCCGGTAAGGGTCCACCACGCAGCTGCGAATGAGTGGCCTGTGGGGGTGTCGTCGTAGGGGATGGATTGGGTGCGGTTCATGCTTCACCTCGCGCTTTGGCGATGGCGGCGCGGGCCAAGTCGCCAGCCTTTGCGTGGCCCATCTCTAGAAGGCATTCAAGCGCTTCCAGCAGATCAGGGGCGGCAGTCAGCAACTTGGCGTTCGCCTGCTGCTCTAGCTCATCGGCCATGTGTAGCGTTGCGATTTCCAAGCAGGTCTGAAAGCCAAACATTCTCTGGCTGATTGGCCTGATGCGTATGTAGGATGCTGGCTCGCCGCAGCAGTCTGTCGAGGTTGCTTCCCAAGGCCCCGGTGTGTGCTTCGTCATTGAGTGATGCTCCCCGCCAGCGCGCTGACGTATATCCATCCTGTGAAAACGAGCAGGGCGATAGCGAAGCCCCGCCACCATGCGTAGCGCAGGGATCGCTGTCTTTGGCTAGCCATCACACACCCCCCAATAGCGCCACGTAGGCGAGAGTTCCGATAAGCGATCCGGCTACGGTGATGCCTAGGGCGCCGGCCAGCTCCTTGAGGACGTAGGCGTTCATGGCTGGGCTCCGTATAGGCTCGGATTGGAAATGCGATGGTCCATCTTCCGCGCCTCGCACTCGGGGCAGCAGTAGACGGTCTGGTCATCGGTCCAGACCCGGTTCGGCTCGTCGCTATAAACGCGCCCGTAGCACCAACCGCACTCAAGCTGCCAGCCGTGTTCTTCTACCAGTACACGCCAAGGCACCGGCTTGCCGGCCGCCGCATACTCGTCCAGTTCAGGCATTCGACGGCACGACTCGACATCCTCGAAATCGATGTTCAGATCGTTGGCGCCTTTGCGCCGAGCAACCACTGAATGCTTGGCGAACACGACGGTGCCGTACTCATCTCCCTGTACGCTGTATGCCTTCATTCCGTTCATGGCTGCTCTCCTTGCAGGGAGGCGTCGTACCACTTGTACCCGCGGTGCATCTTTCTTTCGCCGTTCAAGCATTTTTGGATGTTGGCTCGAATGAATCCCGCTTCCACTGCGTGCTGCAGCGACGGGAATTCAATGCGCGACCCATCCACTTTGGAAATACCGAATACAGCCCGGACACCCTTCATAAGTACACGTCTCGCGTGCTGTTGGTTTCCAGCGTTCGATACCCACTCAAGATTCGACGCAGCATTGTTTGCTGGATCGCCATCCACATGATTCACCTGCAGCAATCCGGCAGGGTTGCCGATAAATGCTCCGGCGACGAGTCGGTGTACGTATCGCTCAGATCGCTGATTCGATCTCCAAAGCGATACCTTCAGGTAGCCTTTCGGAATCGAGGTTGGTAGAAGAATCTTTGCCCGGCGCTTGTTTCCGGCAGTGTCGACACGCTCAATAGAGCGCACTCGGCCAACAGAGCTGACTTCATATATCCCTTCAAAGCCGTCTACAGGGAGCCATCGCTCCGCATCCTTCTGTGCTGCATTCCGCTCAGCGAGAAGGGCGTCGTAGTCCTCGTGCCGCACGTAATCGCCTAGCACGTCCTCATGCATCAGCGCGCTCAGTCCGTCATAGCCAAACGGGTCGTACCGCTTCACTTCCTTGCTCATGCCGCCCTCCTGAATCCATAGATTCGATCAACTTTCATGCCCCAGGCCTTCTGGACGATGCCGTGGAGCCTGCAGAACATCGCCGCACTGATCTGGCCCGTCTCGCGCATTCCCAGCAGGTATCCGTACAAGACGTTGGCGTGGTAGTCGGCAAAGGCCTGAGAGATGGCTTGCCGCATCAGCCGGAAGTGCTGCTTTATGGTTTCTTCAGGCTTCATGCTGCGCTCCGTTGCTGGCTCACCAGCTCTGCGTGAATGCGGGCCAGCCGGCGCAGGTCGCCGACGGTGATGTATCGTTCTTGCTGGCAGTCGAAGTCATCGATGCTGCTAACGGTGATGATTTCGCGGCCATCCTTGACCTTGCCGTTCCACATCGCTGCCTCGCGGGCGAACGGCTCCAGGGCTTTGCGTAACTGATCATCCGGGCACGGCTGTTCGCGGCGCCCTGTGGGTCCGTAGTGCTTCATGGTGGATACCTCGGTTGCCCGGATGGGCGGGATTAGGCTTCGCGCTCTGCCTTGTCGAGAGCGGCGGCGCGCTTGTTGATTCGCTCGATGCGCTTGGCGATGTCCGCGCGCTGCTCTTCGATCTTCTTGCGGCCGGCATCGATGGCTGCTTGCTTGGTCGGAAACAGATCGCGCTCAGCGCTGTACGATTTCCCCTTCTCAGTGACGTCTAGGTGGGCATAAAGCGACCAAATGGTCGAGTACGGTCGAACAATTTCGACCTCTATGGGCTTGAATGAAGGATTTAGCGCCCACGCCCTGTATGGGTATGTTCTCTTAGGCATAAGCTCTCCAAGCCGCGTCCTGCGCAGCGTTTCGATTGAGTGGGTGTGCCCGGATGGGCGGGGGAAGGGGGATGCAATGCATCGGGGAGTGATCTGTGGAGCTGGCCCACACGGGCGACCTCCCACCCTCCGCGGGTAGGCGCGCTAAGCATCGACGCCGATTACTAGTCAGGAGGCCTGCAGTCCTCCATTCGTTCATCGCCGCCTACGCAACCAATCACCGCCGTCGCGAACGGCCGGGTCGCTGGTTAACACTGCGCTACAGCTCTACAGATCACTCTCCGATGCAGGCTCGTTACGTGAGCCATTCGGCCGTCTCAACGGGGTGTAGTGGAGTCCCGCCAACGGCTGCCGGTGTTTTTCAGCAATCGAGGCACTTGCCGGCTGATCCTCGTCGCAGGTATCCCGAAGGGCCGCTGCGCTCGGCGGTTTGTTCATGGCGCTACCAGCACCGCGCGCCGTACGGTTATCGCAGACCTGAGGGTCTGGCCTGGCTGGCTCAGGCGGGGTTTAGCCTTTCCAATTCCTTCTCCACCAATCCCACATGTACAGCGCTGCGAGGATGGCGCAGAGGATCAGGACTTCGGGGCCGGTTAGCATGGGGTGCCGCGGGCCTTGGCGAGGGCAGCAGCTGCTTGCTGATATGCGCCGCCCATCGTTTGACCAAGGCTCTGCAAAACTGCCTGGCAGGCTTCCATGGCCTCCAGAAGCTCGTTTCGCTGCTCCTCAAGAAGCTGCATTTCTTCGAGCGCATCGCTGAACTGGACGACCTCGACCGAACCACCAAGCACTTGCATCCCGGCGTGGTAGGTTGGCTCCTTGCCATCTTCAAAACTGAGCACGACCGTGTGTTTGCTCATCTCATCCTCCTATGTGCTGATGGGTGCCCGCTGCAGCCTGTAGCCAAGCTGCGGGGGTGGGGTGTCAGTGAGTTCGCCTTGCCAGAAACGCGGCCAAATCGCTAACCCGGTATCGAATCAGTCGGCCAACCTTCACGTATGGCAGGTTGTAACGCCCTGTCGATCTCCATATCGAAAGTGTCGTTGGCTTAACACCCAAGGCCTGCGCGGCCTGTTTGTCGTCCACCTGAACAGGCGGGTTCTTTGGGTCGTAACCAAGCGCCATGCATATCTCCGCCACTATTGCCTGCGTTTTCTCGTCCATTTCTGTCCCCCTGGCTTCGCCAGTAGCTTGATTTGTGATTGCGTTAAGCCGCCAACTGCGCCTCTTCCATCCGCTGCGCTCTCACTACCACCTGAGAGCGTGGGGCCTCTGGACGGCGAATCGGGCGAACCTGCGGGTTGTGCTCGGCGCCTACCAATAACGCCAGCACGAGCGGGGTGATGATTCCCCGGCGCATGGCTTCAAGGCAGAGGCCGCGAGTGGTGCGCTGGTTGCCCAGCTTGAAACGGGCGTCGTCGAGCTGCTGCTTGACGGTGTAGTGGCTGCAGTCCATCAGCCGTGCGATTTCCTTTGCCGTCTTGTCTGTTGCTGCCCAGAGAACGGCCAGCAACTGGCGCGGTGCCAGGCCTTCGCCGAGGCGTCCTTGCCAACCATCAATTTGGATCGTGTCCATCGTGGTTCTCCTTGCTTTGGGTCTTGCTGCTTTCCAATGCACCCTGTCGCCAAGGTGCATCAGGAAACGACTCGCTCGTTGTCTTGCGCTCCGTCCCCGCTGCTGATTGCAGGTCGTGAGTCGTCAGTGGGTTGGCATCGGGGCTTCCTGTTCACGTCGCTCGATCAGCGTTGCGGCGTGGTCATCGGCAAATACAACATGCGGCGCACAGCCCCTGGCGCCCGGTTAAGTAGGCACACCACATGAGGTCCGGCGCTCCTCATAGCCGAGGCTCGGAGCGCTAATTCGATTCTGTTTCAACTCGCTGCACCGTCCGGGTCATCCTCTCGGTTCGGTCATCACCTCGCGCACCGTCTTCCCCTCTACGGCTTTCGGTGCGCGCCGGTCGCCTTCTGGCGCAGCGTCTTGTTGATCCTGACTTTCTGTCGCCCCACAGGATCTGGCCGGGGCTGTCTTGCCGATCGCTCGGCTAACTGTTCATGGCGCATGTTGTTAAAGAGCGTTCCGGGTTGCCCCGAGGCCTCTCGGCCTGTCGTCGCTGTGTTTCGCTTCGATGGGTGAACATTACAACTAGAAATTGTAGGTTGCAAGTGGAAATTGTAATTTTCTTCAAAGAAAAGCCCGCGAAAGGGCGGGCTAGGGTGTCAGTGTTCTGATCCGGTCCAGATGACGTGAACGCTTCCATCTGGCCTTCGGCGCATGGTCACGTTGTCTGCCTGCTCGATCTCTTCCAGAAGACGCTCCCAGTCTTCAGGGCGATCATCCGGCCCCGGCTTGAGGTTGGCTTGGCGCTCGCGCTGCGCGGTAGGCGCCGTGATGGTGAGATTTACGCGCCGCACTAGGCGGCTGTAGCTGGAGAGCTGGCGTTGATTGGTGACGACTGCTGGTCCTGGCATGTGAATCCTCCTTACTGCTGGATATCCACACAGTAATTGTGAGGGTTTCACCGGGCAAGAGGAAACATGGTGGCCGGTTGCCACATGTAAAGAAGTGGCGCAGACCTAAGTAGGAGAGGGTTTTGCAGATACAAAAAGCCCCGCGTGGTGCGGGGCTTGGATTACTGCTGCGAGGGTGGAGAGGGAGGACGCACAGCCGGACTGGCAGCTTGTTGCGCTTTGATCTGCTGCAGCAGCTCCAGTGCCTCTCGATTCAATTGTTTGATTTCTGCTTGGGCTGCTGAAACATCCTTCCCTGCACCGAAGCCTGCAATAGCGTTCGAAACAAGCATCTGGTTGTTGCTGGAGATTCCGAAGTAAATCGTCAGAGCCGAAGCCAAGAATGCCAAGAGAACTGCCCCGGCAGCCCCCCAGATATTGGCCTTTAGATTTTTGAGGTGCGCTAGATCGCCATGGATCGCTTTAAGCTCGCCCCGCATTTCTGCAGAGTCATGCCGAACAGCCGCCATCGTGTCGCGCACCGTGCTCTCAAATCCGGCAAGGCGCGCCTCAACACGCGCATTGGTCGCGTCTAGTTTCGCGTCAAGCTCGTCACGAGTAATGTCGTTCATGGGCTCAGTATGCATTTGCTTCGTCTGGGCGTCACTGGTCTTGGGCGAAGTTTTGGTACCCGTTCCGGTCGAGACGGCAGAGAAGTGAGGGAAAGACCCGCTCTGCATGTTGGCTATCGCCTGATGCACTCTTAGCAAACCATCCGCAGCGTCATGCTGCTCAGGAATAACGTAAACGACTGAGTTTCCGTTTGGTAGCGGGACCGGAGCGATTTTCACGTTATGCCTCGGTTGGAGCGCTAGGCGGATTGTTGAGCGAGGCCAATATACTCTCCGCAAGGCTGCGAGCAGCGTGTTCCGGCATGGTAATGCTAGCAAGTTCGTATCGATAGGCAACGACATTCGTTGGAGTCATGGCCGCGCCACCGCTAGGGTTTGGAACCAGTCGCTCTTCAACGACATCGGCGGTGTCCCTGCCGAATATAAGATTGATCGACCGAGCCATGCCAGGAGTGTCAGAAATCAGAATATTAATTCGGTCGGCATAGTCCTGGACGAAGCTGGGCGCCTTGCGGTGCTCAAGATGTTGAACGCTCATTTTCTCGTTTGCCGGATCAGCCATAGTATCTCCTAGATGTGATTTTGAGGCCGGGTGAGCTTCCTGCATCGGCCCGCGTTAACCTTCAAACCCTAGCCCGACTCGGTGGCACGATGGCGCCGACCGAATGGATGTGCTCGATCTGCTCCGTGGGGATGTTGCGGATCGTGTGGCCGTTCACTGAAAGCAGGCTGACTTCCGCCTCGTTGGAGTACAGCAGCCGCTTCAACATGCTCTCGCCTTCCGTGGTGCGGACCATGACGTACTCGCCTGGGAAGTAGTCCCGATCAGGCTCGATGACTGCGACCCAGCCGCTGTGGATCGCTGGCTCCATCGAGTCACCCTTGAGGCGTAGCGCATAGGCGCTAGCGTCTCGTGAGTAGGCATCCACGGTGCCGTCAGCTTCTTCCAGGGCATACCAATAGCCCTCGGCGCCCATCTGCGCGGTTCCGACGATAGGGATAGCGCGGTACGGGCTGACGATTGGCGGGCCTTGCTCGACGTTCGATTCGAGCTGGCCAGTGATTCGCTGGAAGTCGCCCTCAATCGCATCGTCGCTCATCAGCTCGCCGACTGTTGCGCCCAATACGCCAGCCAGCTTCTTCATCTTCTGCTGGCGAGGCACGTTCTTCCCGGCCTCCCAGGCCTGTACGGACTGAGGGGTCACGCCCATTTCGCGGGCCAGTTCTGACTGGTTCCAGCCCTTCTGTTCGCGCAAGAACGCGATGCGTTTTCCGATGCTGTTCATGCCGCTAACGATACAACCGTCGGTTGTAACTGGCATTGCAATTCTCCCTTGTAAAATCCTTTGCTTCCCTGTAACTTTGCGTTGTAGTTCGAGATAAACGGAGTTCCACATGAACGAAAACGCCGCCACTCGTGCTGCGGCTGCAGCGGGTGGGCAGTCAGCTCTCGCCAGGCTTCTTGGCTGTTCTCCTCAGGCCGTACAGCGCATGTGCGCTACCGGTCGAGTACCAGCCGAACGTGTTTTGCAGATCGAGGCGGCCAGCGGCGTTTCTCGTCACGAGCTTCGCCCTGATCTGTACCCGAAGTCGCGGAAGCGAGCTGCTGCATAAGAGACATCCCTGTCAGTGGTTTCCATGGTTCCCATCTTAGGACCAACGGATCGGACAGGTAAGCGAAGCGGAGAGGGTGAGGATTTATCCAGTACCCGGAACTGCAGGCAATAAAAAACCCGGGATGACGGCCCGGGTTCTTCAACAACACAACACACAGGACGAATCATGACAAACGTTATTCAGATTGGCAACACCCAACGGGGGTTCACCCGGATGGACAACAGCATCATGGAGGCTCTGGCTGCAGTTGATCTGCCGGCTCGTGAGTTCCGCGTCGTGATGGCTATCGCCCGCCAGACCATCGGCTACAACGTCGAGAGCAAGCGTCTCTCTGCTGACGAGATCGGCAAGCTGACCAACATGCGCCGCGATGTCGTATCGAAGGCGATCAGTCACCTGCTCGAGCGCCGGATCATCTTCCGTGTCGGTGGTAGCCGCGGTGAGCTGGGTGTTTCTCCGGTCTCCGAGTGGTGCTTCTACGAAGAGAAGAAAGCCCGTCTCAGTGAGACCAAATCGTCTCACTCAGCCCAAATCGTCTCACTCGTCTCTGATTCGAGTGAGACCAAAACGGCAACTTCCCTTCTTTATACAAAGAAAGAACCCCTAGTAACTGTTCCTTCGGAACAGATTACTGCCCCCCAAGGGGGCGAGCCCGCCCAGGTCGAGAAAGATTCCGGGGTTTCGTTCAACGGCGAGGACTTCCAGGTCAGCTCTGACCTGATCACCAAGTGGGCGAAAGCCTACGCACCGGTTGACGTCGAGACAGAGATCGTTCGTGCCGCTGCATGGGCTTCCGGTGCCAAGCCGAAGAAGGACTGGCGCCGCTTCCTGGTGAACTGGCTGGCCCGAGCGCACCGCAAGGCAGCCGGCACCGTGAACGAGGCTGGCGTGCCGGTCGACAAGATCATCGACCTGTACCAGCGCGTTTGCCCGAACCTACCCAAGGTCGCCGTCGCATCCGACAAGACTCTGCGCGGCCTGATCGTTGAGCGTTGGACCGAAGCGGAAACCCATCAGAACAGCCAGTTCTGGAAAACCATCTTCGACAAGGCTAACCGCCTGAGCCAGGTCTACTACCGCGGCGCCAACGTCGCCCCGCGCCTGGAGATCATCTGCTCGCGTGCCGTCTTCCGCCAGCTGGAGGAGCAAGCATGATCGAGCTCCATAGCCTGGAAGCTGAACACGGCGTCATTGGCGCCATGCTGATTCAGCCGCACCTGATCGATGTCATATCGGAAGGCCTGTCTGCAGACGCCTTTGCCTATCCCGAGAACGCTGATCTGTATCGCCTGATTCTCGCGCTGCACGACGAAGGCAAGCCTGTCGACATCATCACGCTGGCCGACCGCCGCGGAACACTCTCGAACGACCAGATGACTCTGGTCTATGCCGCCGAGATCCAGAAGAACACCCCGAGCGCAGCCAACGCCAGGACCTACGCCGCAATTGTTCGCGACCGTGCCATTGCGCGCCAGATCGCAGACGCCGGCGCCCGCATCACCGAAGTGGCGCATGAGCAGGCCAGTGTCGAGGACAAGATCGCACAAGCCCAGGCGCTAGCGCTCGGCCTTGATTTGTCTGGCACGGATGGGGAGTGCCAACTGGTCGGCGACATCCTGGCTAACCACATCGAGATCCTGCAGGCGCGCCATGATCGAAGCATCGCCGGCGTGACGATCGACGGCCTGTCGACTGGCATCCCTGATCTGGATGGAAGCGTCCAGGGCATGAAGTCAGGCCAGATGATCGTCGTTGCGGGTCGCCCGGCCATGGGCAAGACGACCTTTGCCATGAACATCGCTGCCGAGGTCGCGGTAGAGCAGCGCAAGCCGGTCCTCGTCATCTCTCTGGAGATGAGCAAAGAGCAGCTCATGGATCGTCTGCTTGCCGCAGTCGGTGGTATCCCGCTGCCCGGCCTCAAGGATGGTACCTGCACGCATGAGTACTCGATGGAGCTCGCCGCTGCTGCGCTGAAGCTGCGTGACGCACCGATCACCGTGTCCGATGTGCCCGTGATGACCATGCCGCGCATTCGCGCAATCGCCCGCCGGCAGAAACACCGCATGGGCGGAATGGCCTTGATCGTCATCGACTACCTGGGCTTGGTTGAAGGTGAGGGCGGAAACCGCGTCGAGGACGTAACGGCCATGTCGCGCCAGATCAAGCTACTGGCTCGCGAGATTGGCTGCCCTGTGATGGTTCTTTCGCAGTTGAACCGCGGCTGTGAGTCGCGCCCCGACAAGCGCCCGGTGCTGTCCGACCTGCGCGAATCCGGCGCCATCGAGCAGGACGCCGACATTGTGATGTTCGTGTACCGGGACGAGGTTTATCACCCGAACACGCCTGACGCCGGAATCGGCGAGATCCTGATCCGCAAGAACCGTGACGGGAAGATCGGTACCGTCCGCACGGCCTTCCAGGGCGATAAGTCGCGATTCGTTCCGCTCGCGAATTACTGCCGGCCGGAAGCCGAAAGCAAGGAGGACTGGTGATGCGCAGCAAGCAAACCATCTTCCGCCACGGCGGCTACGAAATGCGCTCCCATTCCGAAACTCGTTGGGCGTCGATTATGGATGCCCTGTCGATCGGCTGGGTATACGAGCCCGAGGTTTTCACCACTCGCCACGGCTGGTACGTGCCTGACTTCTTCATCCCGGCCGCTGGCGTGTACCTCGAAGTCAAGGGCGCCTCGCCATCCGAGGTCGAGAAAGAAAAGGCGCGCGACGTCGAGCTCAAGACCGGATGTCCGGTGCTGTTCGGCTTCGGCGACATGGAGATCCTCAGCGGCGAGCTATATCACGGCGTCGTCAGCTATGAGCCTGATGGCCATCGCGTCGCCTATTCCACTGCGGAGCTCGGCGACATCGTTCGGCAGCACCTCGACGCCAATACCTATTCCGCCTACCTGCGCGCTGGCCACCGCCGCGAGCGCCCCGCATGCACGCTGCTCGGCGAGGTGCTTGTCGAGGTCATCCAGGGTATGCAGACCCGCGAAGAGCTCGAGCGTTACAAGCGCGAAATCCATGCGCCGCTCAATGCCGCGAAGGTTGAGCAGCACAGAACCAAGAGCCCGGCAGAACACGCCCTAGGCATATTTGCTCAGCGCGCCGCCGTCTGGCGTGCTCAGGAGAAAGCAGCATGAGCACAATTCACGAAATGGCCGCCGCCTACGAGCAGGCCCGCACAGCTCCCGATCCAGCCGACAAGGCCAGCGCTCATCAAATGCTGAGTGAGATGCAGGGTGTTGCAGACGTTCGCGCCAGGCTGCAGGGGCAGGGCGCTGAGCTCTGCATCGACTGCGACGAGGAGATTCCGGCCGCTCGGCGTCGTGCCGCTCCGTGGGCGGTGTGCTGCGTTGAGTGCCAGGGGATTCGGGAGCGCCGGGCATGAAGATCGTCCTTTACGTCTGGTTCGCCATTGATTTGCTGATCGGCGCCGTGCTGAGCACAAGCGTTCTGCTCGGGCTTGAGGTTAGCGACGAGTCTGTTCGCTGGAATGGCGTGCGACTGCTCATCGAGATTGCCGCATTGGCAGTGATCGCCGAGTTCGGGAAGCGGGAGGCGCGCCGCAATGGCTAAAGCCACTAAGGCGATGCCGGTCTACCTGACCCTTCGCAAGATGATCGACCCAGCTACCGGAAAGGAGCGCGCCGCATTCGTGGCCGCTTCCGATGCCGATGCCGCGCTGATGACCGAGCGCGGCTTCAAGCTCAACGCCAGGGTTCGCGCCGACCTCAAGCAGCCCCGCAACGAGCGATTCAACCGCCTGGTGCACGGCCTGGGCCGCGTACTGGTCCAGAACATCGACCGCTTTGCCGGTATGCAGGCCCACGCAGCCATCAAGGAGCTGCAGGCCGAGTCGGGCGTGTACTGCGACCGGGAAGAGTTCGACATTCCCGGCCTTGGTCGCCTGAGCCGCCTGGTTCCGCAAAGCCTCGCGTTCGACTCGATGGGCGAGGAGGCGTTTCAGGACTTCTGGCGCGGCTGCTGCGCGTATCTCGTCGCGACCGACTGGCCGACGCTCACCGAAGAGCGACTGACCGAGATGGCCGAGTTCGAGACGTTCCGGGAGGTGGCATGAGCCGAATAGTCAGCAAAAAACTGCGCGATTCGGCTCGCGGCCAGTCCTGCACCCTTCGCCTGCCTGGCTGTGGATTCGATGACGGCACAGTCGTTCTCGCCCATCTGCCGTGCGGACAGAAGGGGATGGGCATGAAGGGTCCAGACCAGATTGCCTGCTTCGCCTGCGACCACTGCCACTCGGTGCTCGACGGGCGCCGCAAGGGCGAAATCACCGAGGGCGACATGCTGCGCGCCCTGGCCGAAACACAACTGATCTGGCTCCGCGATGGGCTGCTGACTGTGAAAGGTGCTGCATGAACGACGAAATCAACAACCCGAGCCATTACATGCTGTTTCCTGACATGGAAGCCATCGACGTAATCAAGGCAGCCCTGACCCCCGAGGAGTTCGCCGGCTACTGCAAGGGCAATGCTCTGAAGTACCGGCTGCGCGCTGGCGAGAAAGGCCCGGTTGAGAAGTGCATCGCCAAGGCCTGCTGGTATCAGAACAAGCTGCGCGAGGTGACCCGCGCCGAGTTCGGCCAGCAGAACACCCTGGATTACCGCACGGATGCCGAGAAGGCGGAGCTGGCATGAAGATTTCTCGAATCGATTTACAGGCGAGGCTAGGTGATGACGCTATCTGCGGACAGTGCTGGATCGACCGAGACGAGCCGTTCGGCTGCGCCTGCGAAGGCTTGCTGGTCGGTCAAGCTGCCGGGCCGGAAACCCTTCGCCATGGTGGGCGCGAAGATGACCGAAGCCGAGGCGCTGGAGACGGCGCGCAGGATCTGGCCATCGGCATTAGTGTCGTGATGGATCGTGTGTGCGAGTGCGCCGGTTGCGGTTGTGGTCCGGCTGAAGGCGAGGGCGCGTGATGCTTGAACTTCCATGGCCACCGAAAGAGCTTTCGCCCAACGCCCGGACCCACTGGGCCAAGCGCAGCAAGATCGCCAAAAACTACCGCGCTGCGTGCCATGTGCTGTGCAAGGCGGCCGGAATAGTCGCGCCAGAGGGAAAAATGCTGCTGATCATGGAGTTCGTGCCGCCAGATCGGAGGCGCAGGGACGATGACAATCTTCTCAGCAGCATGAAGGCTGGCAGGGATGGCCTTGCAGACGCGCTGGGCATTGATGACCACCGATTCGTTACACAGATCAGCATCAGCGACGAAACCACCAAGGGCGGCGCCGTACGCGTCCAGATCAGAGGGGTAGCAGCATGAAAGACATGAGCACCGAGTATCTGCTGCGTGAATGGGGCGTATGGGTTCGCTGCCAGACCGGAGTGCCGAAGTATGTCTCACCATCCTATGCCCTGATGCGCGACAAGATGGGTGACACTGGCGGGGAGATTCCTCAGATCCAGGAGGAGACGGCCATGATGATTGACCGCCTGGTGTGCCGGATGGCCGCTCGCTACCAAGAAGCAGCCTATGCACTGTTCCTCTGGTATCGCCACAGCATGACGAGCTATCGGCAGTTGGGCCGCGCTATGGGCGTTCACCACAACAAGGCAGAGATGTACCTGACTGCTGGGATTGCCTGGGTAGATGCGATGCTCTGCAGTTACGCTGAGGCCGCTTAAATTTACATGTAAAAAGACTAGACGTGGCGCCAGTTGTATGTGAGTATTCCCACAGATTGCGGTTTTACCGCTTCACAAGAGCCCGGCCATTGAGTCGGGCTTTTTTGTGTCCGTTTTCCGGGCATCGCAAACGGCAGCTTGAATGGCTCGCCACCATGCGCCCAACCCTATTCCGGCCTCGCCTAGTGCGGGGCTTTTTTGTTATCGCACCCACTAGAGGAAGACGCGATGCCGACCAATGAAGCAGCACTCGAGCAAGAGATCCAAGCCAAAGGCCTGAATGCGCCGCGACTGACGCCCGCCCTGATCGATTCGGTGATTGTGGGTGAGTACTTCTTCACCGCTGAGGATGGCGTGAAGGAGGCATTCAACAGCCAGGACGAGATAACGAGGCTGACCGGATATCACGGCGAGCTTGGCCTGATGACCTTCTGTGTTCTGGTTCTCAAGAACGGCTTCACCGTCACTGGTGAGAGTGCATGTGCCTCTCCGGAGAACTTCAACGCCGAGATCGGACGGAAGATCGCCCGCGACAACGCACGCAACAAGATTTGGCTGCTGGAAGGCTACTTGCTCCGCCAGCGCCTGCACGAACAGGGCTAAGCCCTACCCTCTTCCGGCCCCATGCCTGCCTCCTTGCTCATAGGCGGATCGCACGCGCATGTGAGGCCGGACTTAATCAACTGCCCCATGCGGGATAACCGAGATATGAAGATGCCCGACCGTCCTGAAACGTGGGCTGCGGCGCTCGCATGGCTGCAGACCATCGTCCCGAGCCTGTATGCGTTCGGCCTATCTGTCACCGTCGCTGTATTGCGCGTGGTGTATGGAGGCGGCACGAGTCGCCAGATGATCCTTGAGGGTGCGTTGTGCGGCCTGGCCACGCTGACCCTCGTCCCTCTGATCGAATACTTCGGCCTGCCTCAGTCGATGGCTACGTTCGTCGGTGGCGCGTGCGGGTTTATTGGGACCGAGAAGCTCCGTGACCTGGCTATCCGCTGGGGGGAGAAGAAGGCGAGCGCATGAGTAGGCACTACCGACCTGGCGAGCTGAAGGCGGGGAAGACCTTTTTCATTGGCGTGCTGTTTGGTCCTGGACCAACCCAAGAGCCTTTTGTCACTGAGCACATCATTGGCAGCAAGGCCGACCGACTGCCAGAGATTGGCGAGATCGCTCCGTACAAGGTCAATCCGGTAGAGCTGAAGCGGATTGATCATCGCTGGCTGTTCAAGACTCGCAAAGCGGCAATGCATGATGCACTGGAGCGCGCCAAGCGATTCAACTGGTGACCGCATGAAACGCCTCCACGCCACCCTGATCCTGATATGCCTCGCAGCCTGTGTCGCTGTGATGATCGGGAAAGAGGTGTGGATCTACTCACGCGAGAGGAAACGTCATGGCGTGCGCCGGATGTGAACGCCGCCGTGAGTGGCTGAAGAAATGGGCAAAGGTGGCATATGACCGAGCGCGTGGAATCGTTACTGACCCAGATACTGGAAGAGCAGCGCAAGACGAACCAGCTGCTAATGATGCTCGTGGAAGCACTGAGCGAAGAGACTGAGCAGGATGAAGAGCCGCGAACCTACATGGATGGCTCGAGGGTGAGTTGATGGCCAAGCTAAAGATGCACAAGCCCAACCAACTGCGTATGGCCGACACCCGATCAGTCAAGGTGGCAGTGGTAGCAGACAGGCGCATCACTGGCCGCAGGCTGCAGGCTCGACGCTATGCGGTATGGCTGCGTGATCCAACTTGCGCGATGTGCGGCCGAGTCGTCGCCTATCCATCAGGCTTCGAGCTTGACCACATTGTGCCGCTCTTCATGGGAGGCGAGGACGTGGAAGAGAACTGCCAGGTGCTGTGTGTGCACGTCGAGATGATCGATGGCCGGCGAGTCAAGACAGGATGCCACGCCCACAAGAGCGCCTCCGAGCAGTAGGCGCCCTGCCCGATACGGGGGGGGATTGGTCGGGCCTCGTTACGTCCGATTCAGGAAACCGCGTCCCAACTCATTTGCAGAAATTATCCCGCTTAACGAGGCTAGTTAACCATGGCGTTAACCGATCAGAAGCGCCGGTACGCCGATGCGCGGCTGGCCGGCATGGGCAAGAAACAGGCCGCTATTGAGGCTGGTTGCCCAGAGAAAACCGCCGCACAGGCTGCGTCCCGCTACGAGAAAGACCCTGATGTGATTGCTGCCATGTCACGCACTGTCGCCGTGCAGGAGCGCAAGAAGTCCGCGCCGCCTGAAGTCGATCCTAACCCGCACATCCCGGCTACGGCTGCTGACCCTTTGGAGTTCATGCGCCAGATGATGAACGACTTGGAAGCTGAGCCGAAGCTGCGCCTGGATGCTGCAAAGGCGCTGGCAGCTTTCACGGTCGCCAAACCGGGCGAGAAGGGCAAGAAAGAACAAGTGCAAGAGGCTGCCGAACAGGTGGCCACTGGCAGGTTTGGCTTACGCAAGCCGGGGCAGCTCAAAGCGGTGAAGTAAATGGAATGGACAACCGCCTGTCCCGATTGGGAATCGCGCATCGTCGATCGCCAGTCGATCATGCCGCTGACCCCGATCTTTCAGGACCAGGCGGACGACGCGCTCGACGTGTTCTGCAATCTCCGGATGGTTGACGCGATTGGCAGCCCCTTGATGGGTGATACCTGCCAGCCGTGGGTGCTCGAGCTCGTCGCGGTCCTGTTCGGCTCCTACGATGCCGAGGCAAAGCGCCGGCTCATCACCAACTACTTCCTGATGGTGAGCAAGAAGAACGGCAAGAGCACCATTGCTGCCGGCGTCATGCTCACCGCCTTGATCCTGAACACGCGCCCGTCTGGCGAGTTCATCATCCTCGCGCCTACCAAGGAAGCCGCGGACAACGCCTACAAGCCGATCCGCGACATGATCAAGGCGGATGCAGAGCTTGAGGCTCGGTTTCACGAGCAAGAGCATATCCGCACGATCACCGACCGGCTGAACCAGGCAACGCTGAAGGTGGTAGCTGCAGACAGCGCCACTGTAACCGGCAAGAAGGCCATAGGCGTATTCATCGACGAGCTGCACGAGTTCGGCAAGCAAGCCAAGTCGGCAAACATGCTGACGGAGGCGACTGGCGGCCTTGCATCGCGCCCTGAAGGATTCGTTTTCTACTGCACAACCCAGTCCGCGGCGCCTCCTTCAGGCGTGTTTAAGGCGAAACTGGACTATGCCCGCGGCGTTCGTGACGGCCGGATCAATGACAAACGTTTCCTTCCGATCATTTACGAGTTCCCAAAGCGGATGCTCGAGCAGGACCTGCACAAAGACTTGGCGAACGCCTACGTCACAAACCCAAATTGGGGCGTCTCGGTAGACCAGCAGGTAATCGAACAGAAGTATCAAGAGGCTCAAGAGGCCGGCGAAGAGGCTGTTCGGGACTTCCTAGCCAAGCACATGAACGTCGAGATCGGCCTGGCGCTGCTCTCGAACCGCTGGGCCGGCGCTGAGTTCTGGGAAGCGCAGGCGCGCAAGGTCATTTCGCTCGAATACATCCTTGAGCACAGCGAGGTCGTCACGATCGGTGTCGATGGCGGCGGCCTGGATGACTTGCTGGGCTTGGCTGTAATCGGCCGCGACCGCGAAACCCGCGAATGGATGGCCTGGTGCCGAGCATGGGCGCATCCGTCTGTTCTCGATCGCCGCAAAGATATCGCGGCTCAGCTCCACGACTACTCGCGCTCTGGTGACCTTGTGCTCGTCAAGCAGATAGGCGACGACGTGGACGAAGTGGCGGACGTTGTCGAGCAGGTTTATGCGGCAGGGCTGCTCCATCAGGTCGGCCTAGACCCGGCCGGAATTGGAGCAATTCTCGAAGCCATCATTGAGCGCGAAGTCGATCAGGAGAAAGTCGTCGGTGTCAGCCAGGGCTGGCGTCTCGGCGGCGCGATCAAGACGACGGAGCGCAAATTGGCCGAAGGCGGATTGATCCATGCCGATCAGCCAATGATGAACTGGTGCTGTGGAAACGCACGCGTAGAGCCCAAGGGCAACGCAATCCTTATCACCAAGCAGGCCAGTGGCTCGGCAAAGATCGACCCACTGATGGCCTTGTTTAACGCTGTATCGCTGATGGCGACAAACCCCCCAGCGGCAACCAAGAAGTTCCAAATGTTCTTCGTCTGAAGATCACGCAACCAATGAGCCCCGCCAACGTGCGGGGTTTTCCTTTTCTGGAGTACCGAGAATGAACAGAGCCTATAGCGTTCTGTCGGTCAAGGCCGTGGATGATGAGCAGCGAGTGATTCGCGGCATCGCATCTACGCCGTCGCCTGACCGCATGGGCGATGTGGTCGAGCCATTGGGCGCCAAGTTCAAGACGCCTATGCCGCTGCTGTGGCAACACCAGCATGACAAGCCTGTCGGCCTGGTCGAGTTCGCGCAGCCGAACAAAGATGGAATCCCCTTTGAGGCGCGCCTGCCGGAGATCGCTGAGCCTGGCGTGCTGAAGGATCGCGTCGACGAAGCCTGGCAGTCGGTGAAGGCAGGCCTTGTGGCGGCGGTCTCCATAGGGTTCCAGGCTATTCCCGAGCAGGTCGAGCGACTGAAGAGTGGCGGTCTGCGGTTTAAGGAATGGGAGTGGCTAGAGCTTTCCTTGGTGACGATCCCGGCGAACGCCGAGGCAACGATCACCGCAATCAAGTCGATTGACGCCGATTTGCGGGCCGCGTCAGGCCGAGAGCAAAAGAGCGTTGATGGACTGGAAAACCCTGCCGGCGCTTCGGCAAAACACGGCAAATCAATCGCAACTCCGAAGCCCCAGGAGGGCCGACACATGCAAATTTCTGAGCAAATCAAATCCTTCGAGGCCTCGCGTGCTGCCAAGGCTGCCCGTCTCGAAGAAATCATGGCTAAGGCCGCCGATGAGGGTCGCACCCTTGATGAGGCTGAGTCCGAGGAGTACGACGGCCTGCAGGCTGAAGTCAAATCGGTAGATGGCCATCTGGTTCGTCTGCGCGACCTGGAAAAAGCCCAGGCATCGAAGGCCAAGCCGGTCGAAGCCGATAAGGTCAACAGCTTCGCCAAAGGCGCAGACTTCCGCGACAACGCCGTTATCCGCGTTGAGCGCAATCTGCCAAAGGGTACTGCGTTCACCCGCTACGCCATCGCGCTGGCGCGCTCCAAGGGAAACCTGATGCAAGCTCAGGAGATCGCCAAGGGATGGGAAGACTCCACGCCGGAAGTGGCTACCGTGCTGAAGGCGGCCGTCGCTGCTGGCACCACGACCGACCCGGCATGGGCTGGTCCGCTGGTCGAGTACCAGAACATGGCGTCCGAGTTCATCGAGCTGCTGCGCCCGCAGACCATCATCGGTCGTATCCAGGGCCTGCGTCGCGTGCCGTTCAACATCAAGATGCCCGGCCAGACCTCTGGTTCGAGCGTGAACTGGGTCGGCGAAGGTGCGCCTAAGCCGGTTTCCGCGCTGGCATTCGATACGACCACCCTGCGCTTCACCAAGGCCGCGGGTATCGTCGTGCTGACCGACGAGCTGGTCCGCTTCAGCAACCCGAGTGCCGAGGCCATCGTTCAAGGCGACCTGATCGCCTCCATGACCCAGTTCCTGGATCGTGATTTCGTCGACCCGGCCAAGGCTGAAGTCGCCGACGTTTCCCCGGCGTCGATTACCAACGGCGTGACCCCGATTCAGGCCAGTGGCACCACCGCTGATGCCCTGAAGGCTGACGTTCGCGCGCTGTACGCCGCCTTCTTGGCTGAGAACATGACTCCGGCCGGGTCGGTCTGGATCATGACGCCGACCATGGCAATGACCATCGGCATGATGCAGAACGCACTCGGCCAGCCAGAGTTTCCGGGCATCGATATGAACGGCGGTACCTTCTTTGGCCTGCCGGTTGTCGTGTCCGAGAACATCCCGCGCCAGGCCGAGGTTGTCGGGCCGCCTGCAATTCCGGCCGGTGAGCGGATCATCCTGGCCAAGGCGTCCGAGATCCTGCTCGCCGATGACGGCGGCGTGACCATCGATGTGAGCCGCGAGGCATCGCTGCAGATGGATAACGCTCCGGCCGCTGGCGCTCAGTCTCTGGTCAGCCTCTGGCAGAACAACATGGTTGCCCTGCGTGCCGAGCGCTTCATCAACTGGAAGCGCCGCCGCCTGCAGGCTGTTGGGTACATCAACAGCGCCAACTACGTGGCGTAACACTGCGGGGCCGGGGAAACCCGGCCCTTAGCCGGAGGCCGCAATGCGACTGACTGCGAAAAAAGAACTGAGGTATGCCGGGCGACAAGTTCTCGCCGGCAAAGAATTCGAGGCGACCGAGAAGGACGCCAAGATCCTGATTGCCATCAACCGCGCATGCTTGGCGGTTGATCCCATGCCCGAGGCTGAGCCCGAGCAGAAAGAGGAAGCGCCTAGAAAGCGCACCTACAAACGCCGCGACATGACGGCAGATTGAACCGGGAGCCGCGATGAAATTTTCACTATTTGGCCGCAAGCGGGAGAACAAAGACCTGCGGCCGGCTGACAATCGCGGCAGCTGGCTAGGAATAATTCGCGAGTCATTCGCCGGCGCATGGCAACAGAACGTCGAGGTCAAAACCGATACGGTACTGGCCTTCTCGACGGTATTTGCCTGCATCACGCTGATCGCCTCAGACATTGCAAAGATGCGCGTCCGCCTGGTCAAACTAGCGGAAAGCGGCATTTGGGTAGAGGCAGAGAGCGGGGCATTTTCTCCCGTGCTGCGTCGCCCCAACCATTTCCAGAACCGCATCCAGTTCTATGAGGGCTGGGTGACTTCTAAGCTGACTCACGGAAACACGTATGCGCTGAAGATGCGCGATGCGCGAGGCGTGGTGACCCGGCTCTATATTCTCGACCCTCGCCGCGTGACGCCTCTCGTTTCCGATGAGGGCGACGTGTTCTACCAGCTCAAGGTCGATAGCCTATCGCTGGTCAGCGAGGACGTGATTGTGCCGGCGCGCGAGGTGATCCATGACCGGATGAATTGCCTATTCCATCCGCTGGTCGGTATATCGCCGATCTACGCCTGTGGACTGGCTGCGATGCAGGGCAGCGCGATCCAGAACAACTCGACCCGCTTCTTCCAGAACGGTAGCAAGCCGGGGGGAGTGCTAACTGCGCCAGGTGCGATCAGCGATGATACAGCCAGGCGCCTCAAAGCACACTGGGAAGCCAACTACAGCGGAGAGAACGCGGGCAAGGTCGCCGTCCTAGGCGATGGCTTGAAATACGAAGCGATGGCCATGACAGCCACCGACTCGCAGCTGGTCGAGCAACTGCGCTGGTCTGCGGAGACCGTCTGCTCGGTTTTCCATGTGCCGGCTTACAAGGTGGGCGTGACGACCCCCACCTATAACAACGCCGAAATCCTCAACCAGATCTATTACTCCGACTGCCTGCAATCACTGGTCGAGTCTATCGAGCTTTGCCTTGATGAAGGCCTTGAGCTGCCCGCGCCCTACGGCACTGATTTCGACCTAGCCTCACTGCTGCGGATGGATACGGCCGCGCTGTACAAATCGAACAACGACGCGGTTGGCGGCGGATGGATGGCCCCTAATGAGGCCAGGCGCCGCGTAGACCTCGCCCCGGTAGAGGGCGGCGACTCGCCGCTGATCCAGCAGCAGAACTACTCACTGGCGGCGCTGGCCAAGCGCGACGCGCAGGCTGATCCGTTCAATGAGTCGCAGCCAGAAGCGCAGACCGAACCAGATGACGACGAAATCGAAGATCAGGCGCGCCTGTTTGCCCTGCTCATGCAAAAGGAGCTGACCATTGAACATCCGAGCGCTTGAGGCGCAGGCAAAGGCCCTGGCGCCGGTGCTGCGCGGTCTGATCGACAAAGCCGTGTCAGCATTGTCGTCCCGTATCGATGCTGTGGAGCGCGCGCTAGGCGAGCTTCCCAGCATTGAAGATGCAGTGAAGGAGGCCGTTGCCAGCCTGCCACCTGCAAAAGATGGGAAAGATGCAGAGGTCGACCTAGACCAGATCGTCCGCGAAGTCATTGCGCGCGTGCCTGCACCTAAGGACGGAGCAGACGGACAGCCTGGGAAAAGCCTGACACCAGAAGACGTGCGGCCGATTGTTGCGGAAGAAGTGGCAAAGGCGCTTGCCGCTATCCCGAAAGCCAAGGACGGAGAGCCGGGTCGCGATGGTCGTGATGGTCAGCCGGGCATCCCTGGCCGTGACGGTGCAGATGGCAAGGACGGCTTGCCTGGCGCACACGGGAAAGATGGAAAGGACGGTGCAGACGGCCTCGGGTTCGATGATCTAGGTGTTGAGTATGACGGTGAGCGCACAATCAGCCTGGTATTCACCCGCGGAGAAATTGTGAAGCGCTTCGATGTTGCTATGCCGGTCCTGATCGACAGAGGCGTATACCGCCACGACGAGAAGCATCAGCGTGGCGATGCAGTCACATATGGCGGCAGCCTCTGGATCGCCAAGAAGGACGCGCCGAAAGGAAAGCCTGGCGAGAGTGATGAATGGCGCCTTGCGGTCAAGAAGGGCCGAGACGGGCGCGATGGTCAGGCCGGCGAACGCGGAGAACGCGGCGCTGAGGGCCGTCCAGGCCGCGACCTGACCCAGCTCGGATTCGATGGGAGCAAAACCTGATGATGCTCGTCACGTTAGAAGAGGCCCGCGACCATCTGCGCAGCGATAGCGCGGACGATGACGCAGACCTCACCATCAAGATTCACGCGGCGAGCGGGGCAGTCATCAACTACCTGAAGTCGCCAGCCTTCATCGATGAGGCTGGTGTGATTATCGAGTCGGCCGTTCCGTTCGAAGTCAAGGCCGCGACGCTTCTACTGATCGGATACCTTTACAAGGACCGAGACGGCGACGAGGGCGGCGAGTACCAGCAGGGCTATTTGCCGAGGCCGGTAACCGCTCTGCTTTATCCGTTGCGAGACCCGGCTCTGGCCTAGGAGGCGACATGGCTATCAAAGCCGGCAAACTCCGACACCGGGTAACGATTCAGGCTCCAGGCCTCACGCAAGACCCCGTTTCGGGCGAGATTCGGCCTGAATGGACTGATTTTGCGTCCGTTTGGGCAGAAATTACCGACCTCTCAGTAAAAGAATACCTAGCCGCACAGTCAGCTCAGTCCGAGGTTTCGACTCGGGTTCGCATTCGGTTCCGCGAGGGAGTGAATGCAACTATGCGGATAATTCACCGAGGGGATATTTACAACATCCACGGCGTACAGCGCGACCCTGATAGCGGGATCGAATGGCTAACGCTTCCGTGCAGTCGAGGTGTTAACGAGGGTTGATGCCTGATATTATTAAAGGGTGCGGCTAGGCTGATCCCCGAAAACCCGTTACCTCACGGGCTGCCGCGCCATTCCTTGAGGTGTCATCTAGAGGTGGTTGATATGAGAATCAATGATTTTGACTGTGATGAGTTTCGACGAAACCACCCGCAGAGCTACGGGCAAGACGGAAGCGCGGAAGGTATCCTGGCGTCTGTAGTACAAGGCTTTGAGTTGGGCTTTCTAGAGGTTCAAGAGGACGACATCGACCTCCTGCTTTGGAACGACAGAATCCCATCGACTGACGGTGCTGGGAATCAAGAGGGCTTATTGATCCGTATGTCTCTGAGGGAGATTATCGAGCATTCATCAGAGCCAATCAAAGAAGAAGGCGTTGGGCCAAAAATTGCCCGCGTTCTGAGGTCGTTGGCCGATCAAGTTGACGGTATGTAACCTAATAGATTCTAAGAAACCCGCCAAGTGCGGGTTTTTTATTGCCCGGAGCCAGCCATGAGCGATGATCAATACGAAGACGACTGCTCGGCGTGTCAGGTGCGAAAGCAAACCGAGCACGTCATCGACATATTCGTTGCAGACTTGATGCTCGACGGTGGTCAGGCTAGGACGATTCTGCAAAGCCGAGAGACTGAGGAAGACGAAGATGGCTGATTCTGTCGAATTCAGCCTAACGGGCCTCGATTCGCTGCTCGGCAAGCTCGAAGCGGTTTCATACGATCTCAAGCGCAAGGGCGGTAGGTCTGCTCTGCGCAAGGCGGCTCAGGCAATCCGTGACGCTGCCAAACAGAACGCCGCTAGGCTAGATGACCCTGAAACGGCAGCTAACATCAGCGCTAACATCGTAGAGCGCTGGAATGGCCGCCTGTTCAAGCGGACAGGGGATCTTGGGTTTCGAGTTGGGGTATTGGGCGGTGCTGGCGGGAGCAAGTCAGGCGCCGAGCTATCTGGATTGCCAGGCGGGGATACAAGGCACTTCCGGTATGTAGAGTTCGGCACTGAGTATGTTCGTGCTCGGCCAATAATGCGGCCGGCGCTAGAGCAGAATATCGGACTCGCCACAGACATCTTTCTTCGTGAGTTTGAGAAGTCAGTAGATCGCGCGATTAAAAGAGCAGCCAAGAAGCAGTCGGCAGGGGCTAAATAA